TGACAATTTGGTCAACCATTTTGCCACAACCTATAAAGTTATTTCTTCTTATTTTAAGGGAATTATAAGTCCTCATGTTTGGCGCTGTCAACCGTGATTTATTTCACCCGCAGTCTCTGACCAACATAGATCACATTCGGATTGCTGATTCCATTCAACTGCGCAACCTTCTGGTAGGATGTGCCATACTTGGATGCGATACCGGAAAGCGTATCTCCGCTCTGCACGGTGTAATACTGTGCGGATGAAGCACCTGACTTACCGTTCACGATATTCTGAATCGTATTGTAGTCATATCCGGCAGCTGAAAGACGATTCTTTCTGTCATTTCCGTTGCCCCATTTACCAGCAAGAACTTCCTGTGCGATCTGCTCATTTGATTTTCTGGCAAACGCAGCGTTGATCTTGTTCTGTACTTCCGTATACCGGCTGCCGAGAACAATCTTCCTTGTATCTCCATTTCCATATTTACCGGTCTTTGTTTCGTTAACCAGTGCATCTGCAGACAGCGAGTAGATCCGGTCGATAAAGGCCTGTACCTCTACATAGCGTGTTCCAAGTGCTTTCTTTCTCTTCTCTCCATCTCCGTATTTTCCCTGCATGACTCCAACTGCCAGATCAAGTGTAGTGCCAGAAGGTGTATTCCCTTCTGGCTCATATGGCTGTGTCGGCTTAATGGCGTTTCCTTTTCCGGCGTATTTGTTCCATGCGTCCTTATCTCCGTAGAATTTATCCAGATCAAGGTCACCATTCCACCCATTCAGTCTGCCATGTGAGCTGTACTGCCGGATAGCACAGGTGTACGCTTCCTCGTTCCACAGTGCATCCTGGTACCCGGTCGGACTATCATCTGCATACTGCGCAATCCAGAGTCCATAATTGCCAATGTTTGCAAATTTGTATGCGATTGACTGCGAACAGTACAAAAGCGGACGTACACCTGTTTTCTGGTACACATAGTCAAGCCACGATTTACACCATGCAAAGTCAGAGCTACCGAACGCCGGGTTATTCTTCCCCTCCCAGTCAAGGCAGAGAATTGCTTCACCCAAGCGACCGCCAACCTTGTTCAGAAAGTAATCCGCTTCTGCCTGAACGTTGCCACCGTTTGCATAATGGTAAATACCCAGACATTTCCCTGCTGCTTTCGCTTGATTGTAAGCTCTTTCATAATCTGGATTTACATAATTCGTTCCTTCTGTCGCCTTAATCACCACAAAATCACACGGAACAACTGCAAGATTGATCCCGCTTTGCCAGTTGCTGATGTCGATTCCATTTAGTGCCATAGATCATTTCTCCTTTCCACAAGGATGCAGTTTTCTTTTATTCCTCATAAATAACATCTAAGCCATACGCCACTGCTGCATCATGCTCAATGCGGCATCCTCTGGCATTTTCCCATCCTTTGCAAAAATATGCTGCATGGCATAAACTCATATTCTCCAGCGACTTTGCAAGAAAGCATAACGGAATCTGAACCACTCCACGTTCTTTCATGGCTTCATTGCTGTACCATTCATCCGTAAAAAGAGTATTCACAATCTCATATCCTTTTTCCTTTAAGGCTTTGATTGCCTTTTCTCTTGTTGCTACAATTTCTTCATCTGTCTTTCCAGCCATCGGCTGACTTAACATTGCTTTCATATAATTCTCTCCTTTCAAAAAGAGGGCGACTATTCGCCCTCTGAATCATTATCCACTTTCACCTGATCTTCTACCTGCGATCGGATGTGCTTCACAAGTGGCTGCAGAAATGCCGGAATATTCACTCCCATGTCCTGAATATTTTCTAAAATCGAAATAATCTCATTGCAGATCAACCACATTGCCACAACACACGCCACCAGAAATGTGACTGGTGACTTCCAATCGATTGAGTTTGATGCATATAGAAGCATTTCATCTATTATTGCTCCTACAACAACCAATAGCCACATGGATACCTTTTTGAATATTCCTCTGATACTTTTATAGGAATTGATATCCTGTGCTCTGTATTTGCTTGCCATAAGTCCGGTAGCATAATCAATCAGATTACATGCCACCAGCAGGATCACCGGCACTGCAAGCACTCCAAGAAGCGCCGACAGGAAAGCAAATACTGCCGTAAAAATTGCCTTGATATAGTTTGCCTGTTCCACTTTCATGTACCTCATTCTTCCATTATTCTTCCGTTACCAGATTTTCTACTCCTGAATCGATCAGGATTTCTTTTACTTTGTCCTTTAAAAGTCTCGGTACCTGTGAATAAGTTTTCTTTCCTAACATAATCTGCTGTGCCCATAACATTGCCATCATTTCTTTTCCTCCTGAAATTTGTAATAATATGAATAAAAATAAAATGGTTAATACAATTATCGTTTTACTGATATACCGTTTCAGACATTTCCAAAATGCATCCTTCGAGCATTTCATTTTTCTCCTCCGCTTTTTCGACTCTTGACTGCAGGTTCGTATTTTTCTCTTCTGCTTCTTTAAGTCGTGCCTCCAGAGCTGCTATCCGGCTGTCCGGATCTTCTCCTTCCCGGTACATCAGCACACCAAGGATGCCGGCTGTGTACTTCACGATTGCATCAAGCTTCGTGTAATTTTCATACACAATGGTATCTGCATCCCGTTCGCTCACAGACATTCTCTTAGTTGTTGTCGGATCAGAGAATAAAGTCTTCAGCTGATCCTCGTGTGCTGAAATGGTCTTGATCAAAAGTGCGCCATCCGTCTGTTCAGTGACCTGCTGGATCTGCAGTTCCTGACCATCATTGAATGTGATTTTCATTTTTCTGTTTGCCCCTTTCTTCTTTTTAGAGGGATTCTGAACTAAATAGCAATCTGATTTCAATCGTAGAACGTGGAACCAAAAATAACTACAATTACACAAAATATTCCAACGGCGACATGGTTATGTGGAGTAAATATACTTGGAATACCAATCTTGCAACCAGTTGGTATAACTGGTATTTTGCTTCTAGTGCTGCGGTTGGTTTTCCAGTAGCATTCAAGGAAGCGCCTTTAATTATAGTATCTCCGGCAAAGACTAACGAACTGTATGGTCTTGGAGTTACCGAAGTGACTACAACCGGGTACAAGCTTACAGCATACAGTCCAAAGCAAGGAATGTGTAATGTCTGTGCGGATATGCTTATAATCGGAAAATGGAAATAATTCTAATATGTTCCGATTGCAATATAGTCCATATAAAAAGCTTTATTTGTATATACTGCAAAATATCCTAATCGAAGTTGGTGGATTCCATTCAAGGTTGTGGTTTTTCCAAGGATCATAACCCAATCGTCACTATTTTGAGTTATTGTACAACTTCCTAAAATTTTAAACGGTTTTGGAAATGTTGATTGTTCTATTTTGGTACTTACACCCGTATATCCAGTGCCATTTTGTTGCAATGAGGCATATACGCGAATTGTTCCGGCACATATTTGAATCCTATTTTTAGGAAATCGTATACAAATGCTTTTTGTGGATGGATCTATATAAGTTTCATATAATTTGCTACTTAGTTCAGAATCCCTCCTTTGACTGGTTGATAAAGTTACATATATAAAAGCGCATAACAAAAACACCCGACCAATGCCGAGTGTAAATAAATAAGTTTATTTACTTATGCACTTAAATATTTAAAGTGATGATACCGTACACCTTCCTGATTCACTGTACAATATCGCATGGTTGTCTCTGACTTTACGTGTCCCGCAAATATCATAGCCTCCTGCAGAGGCATTCCGCGGTTTAATGCATTTGTCAGAGCCGTCCTCCGGAATCGATGCGGATGCGCATTTTCTACGCCCGCCTTCTCTCCAATCCGCCGGATGATATCCTCAATTCCTGTTTTCGTCAGCCGGCTATTCGGTTTCTTACTTCCGACAAATAGTGCCGGATCATTGTCTTTTCTGCTTTCCAGATATTCTTTCAGGTACATGTTGGTTCGTTCATTGATGTACACCGTCCTTTCTTTCGCTCCTTTTCCATACACGATCAGCTCTTTATTCGCATACCGGATATCTTCCCTGTTAATCTCTGAAAGCTCCGATACTCTGACCGCTGTGCTATATAGAAATTCTAGTAACGCTTTATCCCGAAGACTGCTGCATTTACGCAGCATCCGCTCCCGTTCTTCATCAGTATATGGTTTCCGGATCTTCTTTTCTACTTTTATAGATTCCACCAGCACCATCGGATTTCTCCGAATCCGGTCACGATCTCGCAGCCATCCGAAGAAGCTGCTATACACTGCCCGGACATTCTTTAGTGTCTGGTTTGCTACCTTGCGGATCATTTTATAAGCCCGCATGAATCCAGAAATATCTCCAGAATCTATGTTCTTCACTGGCTTATTGATATAGGTCAGTAACCGAACCAGTTCATACCGATATTGCTTCACTGTCTTTGATGCTTTTCCTTCCAGTGCTTTACTCATCAGAAACTCTTCCAGATCCACTTCCCAGCTCCTGTCTACAACCTGCAGGTCCGTTTCCTGGATTACTCTGCACCCGGTAAATGTCATCTGCAGCACTTCTTTTAGCTCCCGCAGCTGTACTTCATCAAGAATCAGCTGCATTCTTCGCAATACATCCATTATTTTCGCTTCCATACGTCTCTCCTTTTTGCTTTCAGTATATCAACTGGCGTACTGAATTAAGTAGCAATTTAACAAAAGCAAATAACATTTTAACCAATATGGAAAGTAATTTAATGGCTATAAATACATATCACATGACACTTAATACTTCTAATGTTAAAACGCCCGATTCATGGATTGAGTGTAATAGAATTGGAAATCTGGTAATGATCAATGGATGTGCCAAGATTACAAAAGCGGTTAATACATATTCCGTTTTAAACATTGCGAGCGGAGCACCTGTACCATGTTGTAATAAACAACTTTATACTGTGGCAATAGCACAAGATAATACTTATTCCAACTGTTTCCTTGAAGTTAGTAAAAGCGGTGCTGTTAATCTTCTGGTTAGATGGCAAAAAGCATCGTCAGGGGATATCTTTTATTACGAATTCTGCTATATATGCAAATAGTCATTATTTTATCCGGATTGCCCGGAGTTCAATACCATTTACATTTCTAGGTTGACTGCTCCAAAAAGCAATACCGTATGTGCCAGCAGGAACTTTTTCGATACAGGTACTGGTTAATATTGGGTAAAAACCGTTACCAAAGTTCATATAAAACGTATTTTGGGTTCGCGTTGAATTTATTCCAGTTATCCCCATTATAAACGCATCATAGCTTTGACCTTTGGCACAGGGAGTTGCTTTTAGTGTAAAGATATAAGTACCGGCGGGAATGGTCACAGTGGACACGTTATTCACCCAGGTTTCTTTTTTAGAATATGAATAATTATCTTTTATGCCACTCCAGTATTCAGTTCCTATGACATTCAAGCTATTATTTGCTTTTATCAAATCTGCTTTTATATTTGCCAAATTGCTACTTAATTCAGCAATCGAATCCTGTGTCGAAAACAGCTGCTTCACTTCTGTAATATTAAGTCCATTAAGAGTTACCTGATACAACGGCATGTCCGCAATCAAATCCCCAGCTTGGATATCTCCTGTAGTATATCCCGGTACTGCCGGACCGCTTTCTTTTGGCGTTCCTTGAATTACTTTCAACACAAGTGATTCTTCTTTTGTGTTCTGATCCCTGCTGTATCGTGCCACGATAAGGTCTACTCTCTTCATTCCCTGTGACCCATTTGCAATCGTTAGTGAATCATATGTATTCTTTTTGATTGATGCAGCACACCCTTGATGCATGATAACTCCATCACGTACCTTGATTTCATTATTTGACGACACTTCAGCCTTTAACTGTGATCCAGTTCGCAAAACGTATGATTCTGCTCCAAAAATTCCTATATTCACATCTCTGTCCTGTTCAGCAGTAACATGTGGACTTCCTGTATATCCTGTGATGATATCCATTAAGACTCTCCTTCCAATTTATATTCTATTTTTTCTTTACCTTCTGAAATTGTCCAAATCTTACGTCCGATTGGTTTCTTCATGCTTGCACCGGTAAGATAATCTCGTCCACCTACAACATCTCCAACATCCATGTTTCCTTCGATTTTCTCCATAGTCATATCATATTCCGTTTTATTCTTTGATTCTTCCAGTTTTTTTATCCCATTTTTCAGAAGATCATCTCGTTCCGATCCTGAACTGTCGTAGATTTCCACAATTTCATCCGTCCCTTTAAAATACTGCTCCTGTCCTATTTCCCCATTCTGTCCAACATACAGATGAATTACCAGGCGATCTTTCAATTCTCCTTTTCCAAGACAAATCAAATGATTAACGCCTCTTCTGTTATCATCCATTTTGAAGTTCATATTCTGATCATTTGAAAATTCATATTCCGATGAATAATCTACAATAGGCACTGCTTTTACCTGCACGTATCCCATTTCGTATTTATCGCCCTGGATATACTTAATTTCCATACGATATCCAACAGACTGCAGCATTTTTCGGAGTCCTTCATGAAGTGTGCAATACCGATCGAACTGATAATTCGTTACTTCTACACCGGTATCTTCACTCACGCCGTAAAAAAGCCCTGGGAAAGCCTCCTGCACTTTCTGCTTTACGATCGTATTCAGTTCGCCTTCTACCGTTGCATAGTCCTGTCCACTTCCAGGCTGAATAATCTTCTTTGTCATCATTCCACGCCACGTATACCCTTTTGTGGTAATGCTATTCGCCTTTGTACTTGTCGAGATTTCCTGCACAATCCCACCATACTCCGTATCAGGAACATACAGTTGGCTTCCAAATTCAATCGTTCCATCCCAACCTGACCGTTTAAATTCAATTTCAAAATCATTTGTGGAGTTCTTTTCATCCTCTCCGATTTCCATATCAATATTTGCATTTAGGATATATCCAAGTTCTTTACCATTTGGATCTGTGTAGATTAACTCCATTCTGGCACGCTCCTCTCCTTATACACTTTGATATCAAAACCAAATTCGCCACTCCAGTTCAATGTCAGCATGCCTGACGGAATTAAAGAAAACACACTTTTATCTTTTGCTCTTTTCGCAAAAATGTTTTGGATCGTTCCATTTCCAAGATATTTCGTAATCGTCTTATCCCTGCTCTTTATCAAAATGTATTCTCCATTTTCCAAAGTCTCATATATCTGATATGGATAATCATTGATAATGATTCTTGGATCTGCACATGGTCCATATATCACAATTTCAAAATTATTATCACGAAAATGATCAATAAACCAGTTCTGTGTGCCAGCGCTTTTTCTTGAATAATCATATGGATAGTCATACGGATATTCCAAAAATCCGTATGCTTCTCCTTTGTTTGCCGAATCCGGATAAAAGCTCTGTTCCTGTTCCATTGACCAAAACGGGTACGGACAGTATATTTCTATCTTGCAATCTGTTCTACTATTATTTTCACCTGAAACCTCATTGCTCGATTTCTTTATATATCCGTCAATGTAATATTTTCCATAATAAATCCTTCCAGGTGACAGATTCACCACATCATATTCAAACGCATTGGTAAGCTTATTCAGAAACTGCTTTCTCTCAAATTCTTTCCCTCGCACCGTAAGTGTAATATCATACACCACCGGTTCTTTCGTGAAAGAATTTACCGCCACTCCCATTTCTTTTTCTGTAGTATTTGGTATCCATTCGTAAGCGTGGAAATATCCGGAGGTTGCTCTCATCTTATCACCAATCAGATTATATTCCTCTCCATTGGAACACACATATTTGATCTCAATCATTCAAGCACAACCCCCATTTCTCTTAATACTCTCATTACCTCTCTGTCATTCAGATTGATCACGATAGTTTCTCCTCGTTTGGATGTTGTTTTCAAATACTCCAACAACTGTTCCAGTTTTTCAATGAGCGCATTGTTCTCGTTTTCAGTGCTATTTCTTCCAGAAACCGCAAAATCCAAGCTTGTCCCGACAGGTTTCTTGAGTGATTTTTGGAGTTCTTCTGCAGCATTAGAGATCAACGATGTGTTTCCGGTAAGTCCATTCGCAATACCGGTGTCTATCATCTCTCCAACAAACATTCCCCAACGTGACGGTGAGTGAATCCCGAAGAATGCCAGAACATTTTCTTTAAATCCACCAAGAACACCTTTTACAGCATCCCATAGCATATGTGCCGCCGAACGAAGTCCGGATGCGATACCGCTTATGATATTGATTCCAATACTTCCCCAGTTCTGGCTCGTAAAAGCATTCACAATTGCGCTGATAATTGCCGGTATCTGTCCAACCAAATTCGGAATAGCACGTATCAAGCCTGCTGCCAGCTTAGCGATAATCGTAATACCACTCTGAAGAATCTGTGGAAGATTCTGACCAATTGACGCTACAAAACGCACGATTGTAGTCACTGCTGCCTGGGCAATCTGTGGCAAATTATTTATGATGCCATTTACAAGTTTCAGCAGCAATGATGCACCTGCACTCAAAACAGTCGGAAACATAGAAATAATTGTGTTGGCAAAATATGTAATAATATTGCCCGCCATCGTTATTACTTGCGGTAAATTTTGCAAGATTCCATTCACAATGTTTGTTATGAAATCCACACCATTCTGCAACAAGATCGGGAGTTGCTCCTGGATTCCGATATTAAACTGATCCATAAGCTGCATTGCGCTCTGATAAAGAGTCGGTATTCCTGTTGTGATTCCGCTTGCAATTTGCGGAATCAGTCCAGACACTGCAGCAAACAGTTGTGGACCGAGTGCCGTTACAAATGTAACGATTGCTGATGGAAGTGCAGATATAACATTCCATACTGCCGGAAGCAGATTTCCAACTGCAAAGGTTATGATCGTATTCGCCAGTTCATTAAGTGCCGGTCCTACATCCATTCCCAGAGCAATTTCTCCCATTACATTTTTAGCCGCTGCTTTCATCTGGTTGAACGATCCAGATATAGTCGTTGCCGCTTCTTTGGCTGTCGTCCCGGTAATATCCAATTGTCCCTGGATCACATGGATTGCACTGTAAACATCTGCCAGATTATCAATGTTGTATTCCACGCCACTGATCTTCTGTGCATCTGCCAGAAGACGTTCCATCTCCGACTTCGTACCACCATATCCAAGCTTCAGGTTGTCCAGCATTGTATAGTTCTGTTTGGCAAATCCCTGATATGCATTTTTGATGTCTTCCATATTGGTTCCCATCTTATTCGCATTATCAGACATATCTACCATTGCCATATCTGCCACATCTGCAGCTTTGGAGGTGTCGCCAGCAAGGGAACTAAGAAGGCTCGCTGAAAAGCTTGTAGTTAGTTCCATGTAGTCATTTGCACTCATTCCTGCTGTCTGGTAGGCTTTTGCCGCATTTGCTTTCACTTTATCGGCAGAATCTTTAAATAATGTTTCAATTCCACCAAGACTCTGTTCGAGTGCTGCGCCTTCACTGATACTTGCTGACAGAGCTTTCCCGATTGCTGCTGCGGCAATAACCTTTTTGATCATGCCAACCATTTTCCCGCCAAAAGAACTTCCGGCTGAGTCTGCTTCCGGCTCTATTTCTTTTTGAATTCTTCCCTGAATTCCTACCGCCGATGGTATGATCTGCACATACGCTTTTGCAAGTTCCGTAGCCATCTTATCCCTCCTTTCCCGTCAATCTCGCCCATTCTCTGTCAAAATCTTCTCCAGAATCAAATGTCTGAATTTCTTTAGATTTTTCCTTTCCATCGCCCAGGATCATTCCAAGCAATGACTTCGGACGGTTTTTCCCAGTCGCTCCATCCTCGGATTGTAACCAGGCGGTCATACGTGTTCCATCCGCAATAGCTGCCATAAGAATTTGTTCCGGTATAGGATCTATCCCTGCCATTTTCATTTTGATTCTTGAATTTTCCCTCAACCCACAAGAAAAAGTCGCTACCATTCTGCACGGTAACGACTTATAGTCATAAATATGATATGTTTCTGCAAGGTCGCACAAAAGTGCATCCTTGTCAAAATTAAGCATGTGAGCGAGGATTAAGAGTTTTTTCCTGCTTTTGCATTTTTGAAAATTTCCTCTATTTCGATCATCATTTTCGACATTGGAACCCTTCCATTTTCTGTCCGCAAATGTTCTTTTAAGCGCTCCTTCTGTTCTGTACCAATCAGACGATTCAGCATGCTACTCATTTTCGCCACATTTCCTGCATCCATTTCACACAGATCTTCCAGAAGTTCATAATCATCCAACGCCGCTTCATCTAACTCATACTCAAAACCACTGCTTGTTTTTCCCTTCATTATTTCTTATTCCCCTTAATATATTCGTAATGTGTCTGTCCATCCGCATCCGGTACTGCCGATAACGTTGTCTCGTATCCAATCGCATCATCGTCCTTATATACAATGTCTCCGACTTCCGTAATGCTTGCACACGGAATAACGATACGCTTCACTGCGTCTTTCAGAATCATATCCACAGCCCACGCATTCTGTTCCGCTTCATCTGCATTTACTTTTACCGTAATCCCTTCCTCAAGTGTTCCGGTAACATTATCATCTCCGTAAACACTCTTCAGGACCTCTACATTCAAGGCTTCGATCATCGTAAACTTAAAATTATCTTTCTTACTGGTCTGCATATTCAATACAGTGTCGCCACCCCAAGCATTTTTGTTGTCAGTTTCCGGACTATTAGAATTAGTGAGTCCATCCTCCGAGCAATATCCAAGTGACTTAAATGCTTCATTTAATGCTGTGGTTGCATCTGTTGGCAATGTTGTTCCGAGCGGTGCTCTAAAAATCGCGCCGCCTACTTTCGGCTTACCTGTACTTACATTTTTAGCATCTGACATTTTTATCCTCCTTCATCAGAAATGAACCATATCATATACAGCCTGATACCGATATTTCTTCCTTGTTGTATCCGTATAGTTGTAGTCGCTGTTAAGCTGGCACTTACTGATATCATCCATTTCAACAATTTTTTCCATTGCTTCTTTCACTCTTTCATTGAGTGATGCCGCCCCATAAAGGGATCCTGAATAAGACTGGATAGCAAGAGTTGCTGATGCAATATGATTTTCTTCGCCAGATCCAGTCTTTTCAATCAGTACATATTCCTCCGGAAGTCCCGGTTCTTCTTCCATCCTTACCGGAATATCAAGCTTGTCTTCCAGATATTCTCTAACTTTTTCCTCGATCATTTTTTCTACCCATTGCTTTCAGCAAGCTATTGTTGCCGTCGTCTCCATTTATTTTTACAATCGCTCTCGTTTGCGCCACATACGACTCTTTCTCTGCATCTGATGATATTTGATTTGCCTGTTCCAGCAAAATTGCCTGCATCTCTGCTGATTTCATCAACTCTCTTACACCGGATCGATTTAACTCAACTTTCGTTTTAGCCATAACGCTCCACCATCCATCTCTGATTCCATCTTCCTGGAATATTTTCTTCAATTCCTTGCTGTGGGAATCCAATCACCCGCCATGATGCGCCAAAAAAATCCACTCTGCAGTCTTGCCAGTCATGCGTATCTCCTTTTGGAATTGCGATATTGTAGACTGCTTTTTTTCCAGTAATATTAAGCATATCCAGCACTTCTGTTGTCGATGCCGGAGCAACCAACACGTCTTCCACGGTCACAGGTGTCTCTGTATATATCGGATGTCCGAATGTATCTGTCCCACTTGCGGTCCGTTCGTAGAGCTTCACCGGTATTCCTTTAATCATTAGACTCTTCCTCCTGTATCAAATCCGAATATGGATTAAAATAGCCAATTCGATTCCCGACACCAAGGATTTTCTTATCCAATTTAGTCAGATACAATTCGCCGCTTCCATTTGCATTTGTCCAGGTCTGCGAATATACCATTGCTGTCGTAGTTGTCTGTGTCGTTCCAATAGGTACACCTTCTTCTCTGCTTCCGAGTGTCCGGATAACCATATTACATGACACTAATTTCTTTGCCTCGTCTGTAGCATTGCGGTTATATGCATCAATGATGATCGCTGCATCCTCCAAGAGTGCCGTTACATAATCTGTATCCGAAATATCTGTTCCTTTTCGTTTCCAAACATCCTCAATTGATGCGTATGCCATTGTATCACCTACTTTTTCGCTGTTTGTGTTCTCTTTCTGGTGTTCTTAGCTGATGCCTCTTTCTTTGCTTCGACTGGTTCTTCTATATCTGGAATCTCTGAGTCTTCTGTCGGTTCTTTGAGTTCTTCCACAGGTTCTTCTGTGTTTTCAGCTTCTGCAACTCCTGTTTCTGTTTCGCTATCCTCGATCAAATCCTCGGTTTTTTCTTCAATAATCGGCTTAAACATTGTGGAGTCTAACACATCGTCAGACTCCACTACAATTCCAGTTTGTTTGTATAAATATTTCATATTACTCTTCCGCCTTCACGATCTTTGTAAATGCTGCCTGATCCATGATTCCAATTCCGTATACAATTTCTGCACGGATTGCAATCTGGTTCTGTCTCTGCAGGTCTCCAAGTCCATCCGGATCACCGTATTCGATCAAGTGAGCGCCAATGGATCTCTGTACTCCCCATCTAAACGCATCAAACTGTCCTACGATTCCAAGTAACTTCGTATCTGGTGTGATTTCATTTTTTGCTGAAACTGTATCAGATACTGCCGCAGTCATTCCGGAAAAATTTGTAAGATTCTGTCCGAATCCAATTTCCGGATAAATCTTTCTTCCATCCGCATCCCTCATAGTGGAAAGACCAAAGGAAAGTGTTGGATCCATTGCAATACCACTCGGTACATAGCCAGACGAGATGATCATTCCTGCTGCCGCCTCGATTGCTTCATCATACTTTGTGCCTGCAAGCTGCACACTCTGTTTCGTGTCAACCAGCCCTTCTTTTACAAGGCTTGATACCGTTCCTGTAAGCGGATTGATTTTGTGAATTCCAACAAGATCCAATGCTCTTCCCAGTGCGATTGACGCATTTGACGCCAGATCCTGCAGTACGCCGATCTGTACATCTTCGTCTGCCCACTGTACTTCCTGCGAAAATCTCATGGTAACCTGCAGTTTGAACGGATTTACTGCTTTATGAGCATATGCAGTTGGTGTTGGCGATTTCTGCCCTGCCTCTCCTACGAGTTCTGCTTTCGGTGGCGATGTAAGTACCCACACCTGCTGCTTTCCAAATTTCTGCGGTCTTGCTCCGGATAACTGCGCCAGAGTAGATCCTTTCTGTGCTTTTTCAAAAATCCCCTGCGAAATCTCTGCCGGAATTTCAAAATCTGAGCTAATAAGTGCTGCCATATTCTTTATTCTCCTTTACCAAAAATTTGATGTGCAAATTCTCTCATTGCATCATCCGTTGTGTTATACTCTGTTGTCTTTTTCCTGTTTCCCTTAGTTCCCGGATAACCCTTTGGCTTCGCAAATTTCATAATCGCTTCTGCCTGTTTTTTACAGGTTTCCTCATCTTCCCCTGTCAGTAATTCTACCGGTACACCAGTGTCTTTTGCTGTTTTTTCTCTTACCTGTCTTACAGTGTCTTTCTTTTCAAGTGCGCTTAATTTTGCCTGAAGAGCATCGGACTTTTCTTTTTCCTTCTGAAGTTCCGTTTTATTCTGCGCCTGGTACTCATCGTACTTACTTGCCTTTTCTTTCAGGTCATCATAATCTGCATATTTCTGTCTTTCTCTCGCAAGGCGTCCCTCTATGATTGAATCCATTTCTGCCTGAGTGAATGTTTTGTCATCTGCCATCTTGTTTCCCTCCTGATTTGAGTGTTTTTAGTTGCCACGTTTAAGGCACGTGTTGCCATAAAAATAAGACGCGTAACCCTGCGCCTTAAAGGGAGATATCTGGATCACCGCCTTTCCTATTCTGCAAATTTCCAATCCTCTGACAGCATATCAGCCTGAGACGCTAACCATCCCATCTGAACACCAGATGTTCCGCAGAATGCAATAGCCATGTTTCCGATGGCATCATGCTCACAATTTACAATATCCCCATCTTCTGTTTTATATGAAATTCCGGTTGCAAGCTGGATGTACTGTCCCTTTCCATTCCAGCCTTTACGTGCCACTTTCATTCCACGTTTCAGATATTTAATTGCTTCTCCAAATGAAAACAGAGCTTCTCCGCCCAGTTCCGGACAATTTTCTCCGTCTGCCAGTACCCATTCATCAGAACAGATATTTCCAAATGTATAATCTGGAATCTTTGTCTCTCTGATATCCAACTCTTCGCCATCTTTTGTGTGCATGATAATAGTCTGTTTCTCTTTTGACCAAAACCAATAACCGCCCCAAGATGGAATTTTCACTTTGCTACCCTGCTTCATTATTTTAAATGCCTCGTCAAATCTCATGTTCTTTCTTCCTTTCTTAAAAATGAGTATAAAAATACCACCAACCGTTTCCGATCAGTGGCTTTTAATACCATATTACCGTTTTTTCTTTTGGTGGATTATCCATCTTTGCAATCCTTTTCAATTCTCGCCTCACGTGTGGTGCTGCAAACATGCTTGTATTTTCATGCTCTACAATCTCTCCATCCGGAATTCGTATTTTCATAAAACCTGCTGGTTCTTTTCCCTCTGTTACTGTTCTTGCTCCCAAGCCCAGGCTTTTACTTTTTCAAACGCTTCACTAACCTCTTCCGGCACGTTTTCAATTTTCCCATCATGAATATGATTGACATACGGTTCGTATGCTTTCATTAACTTTTCTATCTCATCCGGATACTTTATGAGTTTCATTCTCTCTATCTCCTGTTATAAATCAACATATATTCTGCTTCCGTTTCATCATATCGTCCTAATTGATATTGTTGATATGCATAATCGCTTATTTCACTTACATTATCCTGCGTAATTCCTAATGCGTCAAGATTTTTCTTTGCCTTTTTGCACAGTTCTTTCAGATATTCACTACGGTTTTCTTTGGTAATCTCCCAACCCGCTTTTCGGAATTCTTCTGCCTGTTTCATATGCCACATTTCATGCCTTTCAACAGCATCTTTTCCACCAGCTAATTTCTGTATTTCCTGCTTTGCTATTGACTGACTATAATATACTGTATTTGTACACGGATCATACAAACCAAGGGCATTTTTCAGTTCATCATCTGCCAGAATCACAATTGTTGGCTTCCGTTCGCTTGGAACACCATATTCTTTCAAGGCCTTTTCTGTGTTCTGATTAATTGCATTCAATGCTTTTGGCTTTATCTGTGCTTGATCTGATATATACATAGATGTATCATAGCTTTCCACTTTTCTAACCGAAACCGCCACTTCTTTGCCGCCTCTGGTCAATGAAATTTCTTCTGCTTTTCCTCTTTTAACCTTTCGGTAAGCCTGTTCTGCATACAGTTCTCTCTTCCTCGCATTAATAGCCTCTTTATTCTCTTTGTATCTCATCCGGCGCATGGCATTGATGTCACCGCCTGCTGCCTGATACTCCTCCAGATACTTATCCGGATCATATCCTGCAACCGTGCTTTTTCCATCAAACCGGACTGCATATTCGCAATCGCAATGCGCATGAATGTGTTCCGCGTGACCATTCCTAAGAGCTTTCTTTGACATGTTCTGCCATCCTCTGGACGCAAGTGTAATGCAGAAAGCACAGGTGTCCCCATGTGGCACCCAGGCAAACTGTGCCCCGTCACGCTCTGCATTTTTCAGTGTCGTATCTGCACCTACCTGTTTTACAAGCCTTGCAAGCGTTCCAGGAATATTGTTCGGAGACTGCTTTTTTGTTCCTTTTACTGCTTTTGCCACTTCCCCATAGTCCGGGAGATCTGCTACTTCTGCCGTAGGGACTATTACTCCCTGTGCTGCAGCTGTCGCTTCATACATCTGGCACGATAATGCACCGATAGCCTGTCCATAGTGTTGTGACAGTGCATAGGCGTAGTCCAAAAGTGCTTTATCGTTTTCCAATCCATTCTTCTGAACCCAGGACTGCATCAGATCCGCTGCTTTCTGGCTAATCTGTGACATCTTCGTTATGTACTCCAGCCACGCTTTCTCCGTTATCTGCATTTCCAAATTCCTCCGTCAAGATACTGTCACCTTTTGCCCTTTGTTCCTGTGCTCGGATTCTGCGGATATCTGCCTGATCAAAACCAATCATTTCAAGGAAAATATCTGTCTGTGCAAATCCTTGTCGCGCTGTCGCAATTTTGAGTGCTGCATCTGTAGTAGATGCCACGCTTGGCATTGCCGGATTCTTAAAATGTGCAATCAGCTCATGTGTTTCTTCCGGAAGCTCATCCGGAATCGTTCCAAGTTCAATTGCAAGTGCCATCCGTCCAATCCGATACAATGCATCACCATTTGATTTATTCAGCTGTTCTGCCATAAGGATCAAGGTCTGTGACTGTGCAATAATTGCTTCACTGGAAGTCGGATTTGCATCATTTATCACACCAACATCCGTAACCGCCAACCCCGTTGCCGCTGAATACTGTGTAGCAAGCATCCGGAGCATCTGAACATGTGGTTCAATATTTCCCTGCGAAAGTTGCCCGAAATTCGGCTTTTCCCCAGTCTCCGGATTATTGGTACTGTAGAGAATACTTCCAACATACTGTTTGAATTTATTATCAATCAGCATATCATATTGTTCATCTGACACCCCGAGCAGATATTTCTGTGGAGAAGTGGCAAATTCCAGTCCAATCGTTGCATTTGCGACTGTTCTTACATATCCCTGGATTAGTCTGCGGACCGGCTCTTTTAGCCTTGACTGACCAAATGGTTTATCGTTTGTTGCGTCCCAGATCAGAGCCACCATAAGGGGTTCTCCGAAATAATGGGGATTCTGCGTAGCATACCATGTACCTCCAATCCGATCCAGTTCCCAGATGTCTGTGTCTGTATAGAAATTTACATGTTCCGGAGACCATGTAACATCCGACTCGTCTCTTCGCGCATCTTCAAAGGCAAATCCATATCGGATGCGTCCTTCGTGTGCATTCCACGAAGCTGCAGCACAATGTGGAGAGTAAAACCGTACTCTTGCATCATCTTCCTCTCCGGATACCGCCGCAAATGCACAACCGTATTTCAGTTCTTCTTTGACCGCTTTATTGTATTCCGCTATCAAATGATTCCTTTTCATAATCTGATCCATATCTTCTGACTTCGTTCCATTTTCTGTAACAAACCCATCAAACATCGATCTTCCCGCAAGTACATCAACGGTTTTTGCTCCCCAGGCACATCCAATCTCAAGTTTTCCAAGACCTGCTGGCAATGCAATCCCAAGATTCACTTCATTCAGTGTGACTTTTCCGTTATAATAACGGCTCTTTTTCCTATTTGCACTTCTGTGATAATCATATATGTATTTCAATTCCTGAAGCCACTGTTGTTCTTCCGGTGGTAATCCTTCTACTCTTCCAAAATTTAACTCCATTATCCTATCCTCATCTTTCTGTTCGGATTTCGTTTCGATGTTCTGCATCCCCAAAGTGCAAGTGCTGCTGCTTCGATCGAGATTGAGTTTTCTCCACCAAATCCCCAGCCACCGGAAATCGGTCTTTTTACAGACGTAATTGCTGATTCATTCAGTATTTCTTGGTATTTATACCATGTTACAGTCTGTTCATTGATTTCCTGTGATAGCTGACTCGCCGCTGCTATCACTTCTTTTGCTGCCGGTCGAACAATTGACTGCTTATATTTCCACACCGGTGTTATCTTCTCTATCAGGAAGTCAACTCCATTTCTTCCATCGATCACCACACAGCTTGCCATCTTGTATCTCTGATTTAGCCAGTCCGCAAGCCACTGGATTCCTCTGTCCGTTGTTTTAAGCTCGATCAGTGAAATTCTCGCTTCCCCTACCTCTGGACAGACAGCTCCGCATAATGCTACCGCCGAACCGTCAAGCGAAAACTTTACACCGTAAGCAGTTTTCCCTTCCGGTTTTTCTTTTTCCGAAGCACATTCTTCCCATTTCTTCTTATCAATTGCATAGTCCTGATCATTGTTGATTGGCGACCACCAGCCGAGACGCTCTCTTGCAAACGTGTCCACATCCATCTGTTCGCACTCTGCAGCTATGGTTGTTTCTGTCATTCTTCGCCCCAGTGCCGGATTGCAATCCGCCCATCTCTGACGATCAGTAACATCTCCAATCTCTTTCACAGAATATTCTGTCCAGGCTGTGGATTTGCTCTCACCTTCCGTTGCCCGTTTTCTTATCTTCCGGAATACTGTGCCTGTACAATTTTCATCCGGTGGTGTTCCAAGATAAATCGTTTGTGGATTCCTTGACGCTGATATTGCCGGCAAAAAAGATGCCTGCTGCTCGCTTGTCAATTCCTGTGCTTCATCAAACACAAGACAGTCGCCATGCAGTCCTCGACCACCATTCCTTGTTCTGGCAACAAATACTACTCTTCCACCATTTTTTAGAATAATCTGTTCTCTTCCGAGTGCCGCCTTAATTTCTTTTACATACTTACGGAGTCCTCTGCTTTCAAACAAGCCGCGCAATTCCACAAAGGTTTCTGTTGCAGTTTTCTGCAGATGAGCTGTGTATATAACCCATTCTGCATACAGAATCATTCCGGATGCAATCCGCCCGGAAGTATCCAGTGTTTTCCCGTTCTGTCTTGGAACAGATAAGCCACATGTCGGCGCTGACCAAACATCATCCTCTGTACGCCCCATCCAATCATTCAGCACTTCACTCTGCCACGGATCCACAATCAATTTCCCGACCGCAAGCACTTTCACCGCATCTGGGCCATCCGTATAAGCGTAATCCGGAACAATTCTATCGGACGGTGTCTGGCTTCCCATCAGCTTTTCGTGCCGACAGGATTTCTCCGATTTCGTCATCGTCTTTCTCCATTCCTTTTATTTCTTCAATTTCTTTGATTGTTTCTCTGTATTGTCTGGAGAGCTGAGGCATTGTCTTCGGACCGTCAGCAGCATCTTTCGCGCATATATCAATCTGTTTTGCGAGTATCAGTGCCAAATTTTCCAAGCGTTCCAAGCGGCTTCCTTCGCTTGTTACTGTTGCCATTTTTTTTGCTCTTCCCATCAAAATTCACCTTTCAAGAAATTCCCTGTGTGTAAATCGGCGCTGGACAGCGGTGGTCGCCGCCGCCGCGTGGCGGGGTACCCTCCCCACCCTCTGTTTGCAGTTCTCACCATTCCCCATCTGTAACGTTCATTTTGGGCTTTTGCTGGCTCCTCTGCATTTCATTCAACGTTTTATTGCTTTTCGCTGCGTTGCAACAGTAATGCGCCGGTTGCAGGTTGTTCCAGTCCTGTGCCGCTGCTTCACGTGAGTTATATCCAAACTCACGCCACCTTGACACCGGTTTGATTTCATCTATAACAAAAGACAACGGATGTTTGCTATCGCTTGGTTCATTGTAATGTATGGGGCCAAGCCTGCCTTTACATATCCCGCATTCTCCACCTATTGCTTTAAACCTCGCCCGGTGTTTTCTTCTCAGATTCCCGTTGGCGCTTCTTGGGTTCCGTTGTTCCTTCATATCTTTTCCTCTGACGGTTTCTGTATCTGTAATAAGGAGTTCTAAAAAAGTAATTGCAACAACAAATGTACTGAAGTATGAATAAATTCTTTCCAGAGTAAACCGTCAAACCTCTTTCCGGAATTCATGGCAAAGAAAAAGGCAACAATCTTTCGACTGCTGCCCTGTTCATCTCTTTACCTGAATACACTATATCACAGACCGAGTGTACCATTCTATACCATTTTGAATTTTTTTAAAGCTTCTGAATGGTTTCTGTGTACCTGTGTCCATCTGTATCCCGTTTCATCACAGATCCTGTTCCATCCCTCGCAATCTATGTATCGTTTCGTCAGCACATCTTTTTCTTTCTCATTATCCAATTCTTCAATCCTCTCTCTGATTTCTGTGCGAATCTGGACTTTCTTTCTCCTCTGCCTGAGCAGCTTTCTTTCCAGTTCATCAATCTTCGCCATATAATCCGACAGATCGGAAAGGTTGCTGCTTTTTGGCAGTCCATCTGCTGCCAGTGCTCCCGGAAGCATCCTATCCAGCTTTAAGCGTTCCAGCTCTTCCTCGATCCGCTTCTCCTGGCGTAATGCTTTGCCGTACTGTTTCAGGTATTCCTTCTTTCGTTCATTCTCTTCTTTCACTGTTTCCATCGGTATACCCTCCCTGTCTTCCTGTCTCTTAATACTAAGACCTCGAATCCAAGCAGACTTGCTATATCCTTTAATGCTTTATGTGCTTCCTTTACGTGATGTGGGATGCGGCTTGCATCCTGGATGGCTTTGCCTGCTGTCGGATCACGATATCCTTCCTGGTTTTTATACAATGTTTCATCACCTTCTCTGCTACTCTATCATTGCCGGAATGAACAGCGCCCATAAGCACCACGCTGATCCCGTCCATTTCATTGCAATAATTACTGCAACCGTTGTAATTATCCACGCAAGTGTCTTTGTATATTTATCGTCCATCATCCTCTATACCTTTCTGGCAGTGGCATCCATGCCACAACCTTATACGGATTTCCCTGTTCATCGTACCATCTGCCAGTGAGCGAATAGAACAATGTTGTTGCCTTGTCTGCTCCGGCGATTGTTACAAGGAACTCTGCACCGTAGTTACTTGGATCGTATGATTCTACGAACTCTCTGTGTCCAGGGAGTCTTTCTGTTGTTGGAATCCATCCGTTACTCATTATTCTCTGCCTTTCTTCATGAAATCATGATAAATTCGGTCGTTCTCTATATGCATGAAGGCGTCAAAATCCAAATCTTTTTGCCTGACGCTTCCGTTCTCAAATGGATAACTTCCATCCATCATTGCTTTTACATCTTGCAATTCTGCTATGAGCGCATCTATGCTTTCCGTCTTTGTGAATGTCAGGATAACTTCCGCCTGCTCTGTATCCCATGTATCTTCAACTGGAACTTTTTCACCTATCTCATGTGGTTCCTGTGTAATACAGCACAATGCTCCGATGCCACCGCTCAAAGCGCCAGTCATTCTGATATCACCTGTTCCGAACTCCATTTTTGCTTTGCCTTTAATCATTGGTTTTTCCCCTTTTCTTTCATGTACTTCAAAATTTCTTTTTTCACCTTCTTGGCATATTTTGGATACTCACATCCAAACATAGCGCATCCATAAAAAACTGTACCATCGCCCGGATCTTCATGATCTACACTCATTTTGCAAGAAGTGCACTCTTCAGGACTATGCTCTCTGCAATAATCTCCCATTGCCAGTAAGAAGTCTTCGATCTTAACTTTCATCCAGTCCACCTTTCTTCACTATTTCAATTGCCATATTTATAGCGTGCTCTTCACTCATATCTCCATCCCAGCACTCATTGAGACATTCGCAATATCCACAGTACTCACAAGCTCCATCAAGCTTTAGCTGCTCTAAGTTAGAGACAACATTCTCCACGTCAAATGCTGTCTGCTGGTTATCTACCAATTCGCAAAGTGCATTAGCTTTGTTCGGTGGATAATTGTTCAGGATTGCCATTCCTGCTATCTGTTTTTGAAATTCATCCGCATCAATCAGTCTCATCAATTTCACTCCAATCAAATTTACAACCACATTCGCCACAATAGTTGTTTCTGCTTTCCGCATCCGACATTACCTGTTTGCCACACATAGGGCATTCGTAGTCGATATCTCCGTTCAGTTGGTCTAAGATAATCGGCTTTACTGGAATCTGCTTTTCCAACGCAACGAGAGCCATTCGCACAGCTGCATCATGCTTTCTTGCACTGATAGCTGCTTTCGGAACTTCTGTATGTATGTCTTTCTCCAATATCTCCATAGCTTCTTTAATTTCCATCTTTTTCTCCTTTATCTCAACTGATTCTTTTGCATTTCTTCGAAGATTTTCTTGCAACCTTTCTGTTGATCGAGTTCTTTCAGATGCTCAACACGGTTATTCCATATCTCAATAGCTTCCTCTTTGGAATTCGCTCCGTGTACCGCATAGCAATCTTCCTCGGACGTATCTATTGTTGTTCCATGTATTCCATCGTTCCACATCTAGGACATGGTTTTAATTCGCTCATATCATTCTCCTTTATAAGGTTCCGGCAACGGCATCCAGGCAACAATTGTTTTTGCCGTGTGTTCATAGATTCCTTGAAATATTCCATTTCCCCAATATCTCATCTCTGTTACTGTTCCGCTGTAAAAGCATACAATTACATCCGTATTATCCTCCGGCATCTTCTCACTGCATGGAATCCACTGTGTTTCTTTTAGTGCATGTATCCCCATTCCAATGGCTTCTACTGTTTCCTCAGACCAGCCACATTCAAGATGTTCCACTAATCTATCTATTGCTTGTTGATTATTCATATGTCTACACCTCTTCATCTTCCGGAAATTGAAATACCTTGGGCAATACCCAGTAATTAGGTTGCACATAACACCCATTTACAAGGTCATAACCACCATTCAACTCCATTCTGGAAAGATATTTCTCTCTGCACATCTCCATAGCCTTAATTGCTTTCTCTTCGGTGGAATATTCGCCAATTATCTCAAATATAACGTCTGCAACGTCTGCATATATTTTTTCTTTTCTTCTTGTTAGTACTGCCTGCTCATAAGGGATGTCAAAACATCCGTCCTGACTAATTATTCTCATCTTCTACCCCTTCCGGCGCCACGATTCCACGCCTTCCATTCCTTCTTTGCTGGTCAATTGCTGCCACTCCCAGTTTATATAGCTCCTCACAATCCCTTTTTGGTTTCTGACCTGTATATGATGCGGATAGATTCCAAGGATCGTGACTTTTTCCGTGGCAAGTCTGGTCTTGCCTCCCTTCTGGGAGATCCTGCGCCTTAACTGTACTTTATCTCCAACTTTCATTTTTTTGTTCCTTTCCGTCTTACTTTGCGCATTTTCTTGCTTACCGGATAGATGAACGCCCGCATATTGCCTGGTTTAGTCGTCTTCCTCTTCATCTTTCTCACTCTCCCGGTTCTCTAAAATGATTCCGTTTGCATTTATATCTCCGTCCGCTTTTACCAGAATGTACCTTTCTCCGTTAATCACTTCTAAGGTAACAAGGTCCGTTCTGTCTGCGCTTACTGTTACATGTGCATCCGGAAGACCAATCTCAAATGTCTTCGTACTCACTGTGTTGTCCGCATCGATTTCGGCCACGTCACAGTCTTTTGTTTTTTCTGCTGCCAGTTCCGGATCTATCCCGATGCTTTTTAATACGTTTTCCAGCTCCGCGCCTTTTAATATCCTGTTGTTGGATTCTGCTTTTATTTCACGGATTCTGCCAAGGTAATGATAAATATCTTTTGCCTGTTCCAGGCTTACTTTTCCATCTGCTGCATTTAACCCTTCCCAAAAAGCTTCTTTCTGCTCTTTTGGTGTGGATGGCATCCCGCATTGGAGTGTCTGCGTGATCAGACCTGCGTCCGGTTTATCCGGAACTTTGCTGTAGTACCAGATATGTTCCGGATCTTCGTGGCGGTCTGTAAATGCCGGATATAAAAATCCTTGTGTCGGCATACTTACTACCCAGTCTCTTGTACGTTCCTGGATATCTGCCAGTTCTGGTTTATAAGATAATCCTGCTGCCGATAAACTTACCGGGCAGATACATCCGATCATGTACTCATAAACCTCTTCACTTTCATCCAGATCCGCTCCGTCCGTGGCAATTCCCGGAATGTCGTAGATTCCACTGGCAATTAGAATCAAAGAATATCCTTTATTCGATATACCAATAGACTCTGCAATCTCTTCCAGGAAGATCTGGCGTACATCATTGTCTTCTAATCCTGTTTTTACAATCGTGACCAGATGCTGCTTTCTTGTTTTTTCTTTAAAATCCAGCTGAAACATATTTCTTCCAGGCTTTCCGGATAAAACCTTTCTGAAGATATCCAAGTATTTGAATTTTTCCGTCTCTTCGAGGTTTAAAAAGTTTTTGACAAATTCCAGCCTGCAGTTCCGGTCATTATCTACGATATATCCGGTTATCCTTGTGATATTGTACCTGTCTATTGTTAGAGTTCTTTTGATCTCCAGTAACTCTTTCTTCATGTCGCTCCTTTCTGGCTGCCGCACCGGGCAGCCATGCACTCTGCGAAATTGTGATATATTAACTTCCTGTGGTGCCTATAAATAATTCTTTCCGGCGTTTTTCATCCATTCTTCCCTGGTGTGGGTTCTTTCGTACACTTCCTGGGCGTTCGCCATCAGGATCCGCGCGTTCTTGGCATTGTTATGGACTGCTGCCAGTCCGTTCCGGTGATGTTCCAGGCAGAGATTGACTTTTAACCCTTCTGCCTCTGCAAATGCATGGGTATTACCAAACAAAACATGATGCTCTTCCAGATATGGTTTGTATGTAAAATCTCCATCCAGTAACATGCACAGGTAGCACCGGCGGTCGCCTTTTGGCTGCATAATGCTTTTTTTGTGCTTCTTACGCTTCTTCCGTTTTGTCGGTTTCGGAAACATCATATTCACCGATCAACACCTCCCCGCTTTGGTCTACTTCTTCATTCAGGTATAAATACCAGTCCCGTGAACTGTGTACTTTTTGGGTTGTCTCTGCAAGGTACAGAGCCGCATGATACAAGGGAAGTGTCTGCAGATATTCCCGGCGGGTTAATTTGATTTTTGGAAATGTGGCCAGATATTCTTCTACTGTTATATTTTTCGGGCAGGCATCCGGTTTCCAGTCTTCTACACTTAACTGCTCCATCTTAGGACTCCTTTTTGTACAGCTCATGGTTGCCGTAAACCAAATCCGCCTCTTCTCTTTCATAACTCCAGCCATAACGCATTAAGATTTTGAAGCATTCCTGGTATCTCTTTCCGGTGTCCTCTTTGTATTCTCCGGAATACTCTACTAAATCCCCGGTATAATCATCCATCATGTTGTTCATTGCGATCAGGAGTAACACCTGCGTATCCAGTGTTTGTATTTTTTCTTCTGCTTCTTCCTTTTCTTTCTCATCCGCATCATACAGGCTTTTCCCAGTAAAAAATTTTAGAACCATTCCATTTCCTAACCAACAGGACTTCTCCATCATGTTCCGGATCATCTTTTCAATATTTTTCTGGCGTTCCTCATCTTTTAGTAGTTCGATTTTTCCGTCTGCTATTGTCCGGATGAATTCTTTTTTTCTTTCATTCATTTTTTTCTGCAAAGCTTTCAACTGCTTTATCTTTTTTCTCCGCCTGTCCCATTCCGTTTCAACCTTTTCTGGTTTCGGGAGTTTTTCCACTACATCAATCCCGTTCCAACCATCCAGATAATACAGTTCTTTTCCGCGGATATTTATTCTCTTTGGTGGTTCTTTATCCAGTGGAATGCTCTTTTTATTTTTTACCTCTTCGGTATAGCGTTTTCTCTTTATCTCCTTTGTGGCTTTCTTTATTCCTGCTGCCTCCAAGAGCTCGATTATAATCTTTTTATTATTCTCCCTCTCCCTGTTTTTAATCTCTGCTTCTACTTTCCACTGAATCTGTCTGGAGTCTGTTGCATCTTTTAAGATTCGGTTTCTGGTTTCAACATCCTCGATTCTCGACAGTTGGGCAAGGTCTTTTAGATTTAGCTGATATGCCCCGTTCTCATCCGTCTTTTCCTTCACCAGATCCCGGTCAAGCTTCGCAATCTCTAGCCTCCGGTGGACGGTTGTCCTGGAAAATCCGGTCTTCTCTGCAATCTGTTCTTCCGTATCTCCAAGGTCAAGCATCATCTGGAATCCTTCTGCTTGCTCCAAAGGTGTCAGATCGATGCGCTGCATATTCTCTTCCAGCATGGTTCCGACCTGGTCTTTGTAACTCATGTCCTCTACAATCCGGCATGGATACATAGTTACGCCTGCCATTTTTCCGGCGGCGAACCGGCGGTGCCCGATGATCAGCGTGTATCCTTCTTCATGGTGTGTTTTATCTTCATCCCAGTGTCCCGGAATGACCGTAAGATTCTGCATAATTCCTTTCTTCTTGATCGACTCACTCAACTCCGTCAGGTCGCCCAGATCTTTTCGTGGGTTATCCGGATGCTGGTGAATCAGCTTGGCGTTGATATTCGTGATCCCACTGGTTGTCATTTCAAATTCCTCTCTTTCTCGGTATTTTCAAGGTTTTCTCCTGTTTTTATCTCATTTTGGACTGTAGTCTATCGGAATACCGTGTAGACTCGGAAAATTCAAGGGTTACACAGTGTTTTTCCATCTGCTCCGACAGCTCCTGCCAGAGCTCTTTGTTTTTTATCTCTTTTCCATGTGGTCTGCGCCACTCTTCCCGTTTCCATTTGTCCATATTTCCTTCGTTTATGGTAGTGACCAGGAACTGATCCGGCGTGTAGACAGTCACTTCACACGGTCGGAGCATCTTTAGACCGACAAGGATAGCGATCATGCTCATTCTGTGGTAGGTCGTGTTCTGTTCCGTTTCGATCTGTGCTTTCACCGCCGGTCCTTTCTTAGTCTCGCATTCTACCAGAGCGATGCACTTTCCGTTTTTTGCGGTTGGTCCCCGGAAGTTTACTTCCGTGAACAGTTCTATCTTCATCTTCCGTCCTCCTTATCCGGATCATTTCATAATGCCGATATGGAAATCCGGTTGCTTTGTTGATTCCTTCAAAATAGGTGTCCTTTACTATGTAGTATCCTTTTTTCGGTCTCGGTTCTTTTTGCCACCGGTACAGAATATCCGTCTCCGGTTCCGGAAGCGGCATATTTCTGGATCTTGAAAAACTCGCTTCTTTGATCTTGTGATCCAGAACACCGTCCTCCACATATTTTTTCTGTGTTTTCTCATTTTTTGTGATGTACTGGGCGAGTTTCCGGAACTCTCCTTTTTCGTATAGCAACTGCTTATTCCGAACCTTCCCATGCTTCCAAGCTGCAGCTATGATCAGATCGGTATCCTGGATTCGGTTCAGAACTACATGAACATGCCAGTTGCCAGACGGCGTGCATTCAATATTCCGGAGCCACCGGAGTTCCTCGCCACGTTTCCGGTATTCTTTCTTGCAATATTTATAAAAATCTTCAAAATCTTTTACCGCTTGCTTCATGTCCGCCGGACGTTCTTCTTTCGGATATGTGAGAGTGAAGAAGTAATCATTCACCTTGAAGTACATCCGGAGTCTGTGACGTGCTTTCCTTTCCCTGGTCCATTGGTTGACCTGCTCCACTTCCTCCGGTGTGGCTTTCTTCTTTTTGGCTCTCTTCTCTCCCGGTGCTCCATATCTTCCATCCAGATATTCCTGTCTCTCTATTACGTTTCCCAAATCGTATGTCACTCGTCTGATTCTCATAGCGTGTCCTCATAACTTTAATAGTCTTATCAAGTTATTAAAAAGGGCAGTCGCCCTGTAAATACTTGACTTTCCCGCCGCTAAAAGGTACACTATAAGTGCTTAGATTATTCGTGTACCTTTATGGTTGCGGCGCTTGCGATATTTCTTTTCGCAAGCGTTTTTTATTCTTCTTTTAAGTACGAAAAATTCATTTTCAGGAATACCATCAGAGCTTCCGCATCATCCGGTGCTTCAATATCTTCTCCGGCTGCAATTGCAAATACAATATCTCCTAAGATTGGCCATCCGTGCCTGTCTGCATCATAAAAATAGCTTCCAAGGCGGTTGACTTCTTTCTGCTTCATTATTCCATCCTCATCCACTAACATGATCACAGGCATTTTGAATGTCTCATATAATGTTTTCGTGCTTACGATTTCAAAATACCCGCCTACTGCTTTCTGCAGATCACGAAAATCATCAAAGTTTACATCTATTGCTGAAATAATGTTATCCGGTGTTACTTTTACCGTTTTCACTGCTTGTCCTCCAATACTACTGTTTTTCTGCCAGCTTCTTTCAAGCTGTCTACATATTGTTCCAAATATGGGATTGCATTTTGTTTGAAATACTCGGAATCACGGTTGACTCTTTCTATTGATTTCAAAGTCTCAATCCACTCATTCAGCTTCTCCACCCGAATCCGCTTCTTACGCTGCTTCTCTTCCGGCATGTTCCTTCGCCTCCCTTATTTTCCTTTTCCTGTACTGCCATTCCCGTATCCGGAAATATTCCAGTGCAAATGCTCCGGTAGTAAGTGTTGTAATTCCAAGTGCTGCATATAAGTAAAACAGCTCCTGACTTTTCACTGAGCACGCACCAGCCATCATCAAGATTCCGATAATACTTGCCGTTACGCTGAGTGTCTTTGCGATCTTGTAAAACATCTCTTATCCCTCCTTTGCTTGTCCAACCGGTACCGCTTACGCGGTTTTCTCCTGCTGGTACCCAAAATGCTCTACAAACTTTCTGGTCATTTCCATGACTGCCTTTTGCTTTTCCTCCGGCATCATGGCTGCCATGTCAATTTCTTTTCCATCAATTTCTGCAATAAAAATATGTTGCAAATCCACCACCTCTCTTTAAACTATGCGATGCTGGTTGTACTTGTTGATTTGTCCTACGTTTTCTCCTATACTTTTAACTACAGGCACTGCCATGCCGAGTCTGAAAGAAAGGAGATTCTTAATGAAACTTGATATTTCCTGCATTCGCGCTATTCTTTTTACAGTAGAAAAATACGAAACACTCTATGATCCTGTATCTTTTGACGATACCAAATATGATTACTATAGCGATTATCTTTCCGAATACGATACTGAACAAATCCTATATCATGTCCAATACTGTATAAAAGCAAACCTTTTATCAGATGTTTCTGGTACAAAAGCATGGGGACATACTCAATTCGATTGTTGTCTTGAACCTCTTGGTCATGAATTTATTGCCAATACGCGAACTGAAGAAAATTGGAAACATACTCAATCGCTTTTCAATAAAATCGGTGGTGCAAGTCTTAAGGTCGTTTCTGCTATTGCCGAAGGTGTGACGACATCTCTTGCAAACAAATATCTTCCCGAAGAGATCTCTAAATTTAAGCCTTAATCCATTTTTCTACTGTTTTCTGTGTCACTATCTTGATGCACTCCATCATTTCCTGTTCGGTTGGTGGAGTGTATCCTCTGTCAACAATAAAATACATCAGTGCCTTCGTTCTTGTTCTTTCTATTCCCCACTTTGCCATAAACAGAATTATGACTGCAATGCTGATCAGCAATGCCATTCAATCACCTCTTTTCATATCTTAGACATTACATACGTTGTTATTGCCGAATCAATAATGGAACATACAACAATCAATGAATAGTCGACAGGTGGATTCATATTTCTTTGCATCCACCTGATTTCAAATAAGATGTTATCTAACTTCTTTTTAATTTCAT